TCAAGGGTGCTAACTTCGCCGCCCTTCTATGCGCTGTTTCAGACCTTAGCCACCAGTTGCGCTTTCCACTCATGCCGCTGTTGCTCTCATTGCCCAGCATGGTGTAGCCCAAAAGAAAAACCCACCTACGGCTGGGCTTCAGACCTCGACGGAAGTGAGCTGACATTACAAGGCTCTCGAACGACGAAGCCCATGCGTAGATGGGTTCATTCGTAATGTCATTTCACGCTTCCGGCGTGGCCCGATCTTTCTCTCGGACAGGGATAGAATGGCATAGTCAAGCCACCTTGTCAACTACTGCTGCGGGACGATCTCAGCCACCATCTGCTCGACGGGGATGTAATCCACAGGATTGACCATCAGCGCCCCGTTTGTGATGACTTGGAGCTTGTATGCCACGCCCTCGGGAATCTGCCCCCGCTTTGCCCATTGGCTGACTGCCTGACTCGTAATGCCCAATGCCTCTGCCAGTTTCCTGCGATTGCCGAAATGCTGCTCTGCCTGCTGAACTTTCATGCTGCCTCCTGTAAGTTAACTTGCAAAGTATCGTATCCTGTGCAAAGCTATCTTGTCAAGCGGCGTTGCATTAGTTAACATTACTTTACAATTTTCCTTTGCAACAAGTGTTGACAATGTGCAATTAGGTAAGTAAAGTCCGTCCTGTAGCACTTGATTGACAACAACAAAGGAGACACAAATGAACTACGCAAACCACATCGGATACAGCGATATCAACCCGTTTGAAGTTGTTCGCGTCATCAGCGACAAAACTCTTGAAATCCGCGCAATGGATGCCGAGCGCGACGAGTCGGTCAAGCTGGACTGGGTTGTCGGCGGCTTCTCCGGCATCTGCATGAACCAGCGCGATCAAAACTGGTTTATCACCAGCAACGAACAAAACCGCGTTGTTCGCATTCGCCTTGGCAAACAAGGATGGAAAGACGCAAACGGTCGTAAATATCAGCTTTCCGATGAGCCGGTTAAATTTTACGACTACAACTTCTAAGACCAAATGGGGGCGCAAGCCCCCGCTAATTGACAACAACAGGAGACACCATGAACCTCTGCAAAGACTGTAAGCACTACAAGAAAAACGCCGACAACATCGAGGCATCCGAATGCACACGCAAGCCGGAATTCTCGCCCATCAGCGGGAGTGTGCTGCCGACCTTCTGCAACATCGAACGCGCTCCTTGGGGAACGTGCAAACACGAAGGCATCCATTGGGCGCGTGCCGAAACCACAACGGCAATTGAATCATGAACGGCGACCGCGCAGTAGCAATTGGCTTCACCATCATTTTTTTACTGATCGTTACGGGGGTACTAGCATGAGCGTCTACACAAAACTGATGCAGGCACGACTGTTCTTGCAAGCCACAAAGCTGAACAAATCAGGCGAAAACAAGTTTGCCGGTTACAAGTATTTCGAGCTAGGCGACTTCCTGCCAACGGTGCAAGAAATCTTTCACAACCTCAAGCTGTGCGGGGTAGTCAGTTACACCGCCGACATTGCTCGCCTGACTATCATCGACACCGAGGACGGATCGCAGCTTGAAATCACCTCGCCTATGGGGTCAGCCGCCCTCAAGGGATGCCACGAAGTCCAAAATATCGGGGCAGTCGAGACTTATCAGCGCCGCTATCTGTGGGTCACGGCGATGGAGATCGTCGAGCATGATGTGCTGGATGCGACTAACGGCAAGGATGCCCCTCAGAAACGCTTAGAAACGCTTGAGACGCATTTGCACGCTATCGCCACATCTCAAGCTGCGGATGCGCTGAAAACCGCCTACACGCTTGCCTACAAGGAAGCCAAGGAAGTCGGCGACACGGATGCAATGGCAAAAATTGTTGCTGCCAAGAACACGCGCAAAACGCACTTGGAGGAAGCATGAAAGTTTTGTCAATGCCGCAGGGCAGTCCCGAATGGCTTGCAGCGCGTGCCGGTAAAGTGACAGCCAGCAGGATCAGCGATGTTATGGCATCCAAGACCACAGCAGCTTATCGGGATTACAGGGCGCAAATTGTGGCTGAGATTCTGACAGGGCAACCGCAAGAATCCGGCTTCACCAATGCTGCAATGCAATGGGGAACTGACCAAGAAAAGTTTGCCCGCGTCGAGTACGAACTCGCTTGCGATTGGACGGTGGACGAAATCGGAATCGTTCTGCATCCGACGATTGAGCGTGGCGCAGCTTCGCCGGATGGGTTGGTATCGACTAATGGCTTAGTGGAAATCAAGTGCCCCAAGACGGCTACGCACCTGCAAACGCTGATCGACAAAAAACAACCTCGCCAGTACGAAAATCAGATGCTGTGGCAAATGGCTTGCACCGGTCGGGAATGGTGCGACTTTGTATCCTACGATCCGCGATTGCCTGAAGATTTGCAATTGTTTGTTCACCGATTCGACCGCGATGAAAAACGCATTGCGGAGATTGAAGCAGCAGTAAAGCAGTTCCTGTCCGAAGTAAATGAAATGATTGACAACATAAGGAAGAAATAATGGCTTACATACCGAAACCTGGCAGCTTCACGCTGTTCAAGAACGCCAAGAAAGAAACCGACAATCACCCTGATTACAGGGGCGATGGTTTGGACATGAACGGCGAACCTGTGTGGGTTAGTGCATGGATTAAAGAGGGCGCTAAAGGCAAGTTCATGTCTTGCAGTATGCAGCACAAAAACAAAGACCAGCCCAAACAAAAGAAAGCTGGCGATATGTCGGACTTAGATAACGACATCCCTTTCTAGTCAACGGGGGAAAGCTGCTGCTGGCATGGGGTTGCGACTACGCGGCCGAGCGCAGTCAGCATAGTGAGTACCCCACCAATTTGAGGAACAACAATGGACTACGATTATTTTGGAAAAATTCGTGAATGGGCAAATGATCGCAACCTCGTCAAAGGTAGCACCCTGCAAGCGCAAGTGGTCAAGCTGCTTGAGGAATCCGGCGAACTTGCTGCTGGCGTTGCTCGCAAAGACATAGATCGCATCGTTGATTCAATTGGCGACATTATGGTCGTGTTGACCATCATTGCCGCGCAGATTGATATGCCAGTCGAAGAATGCCTCGATCTTGTGTGGCAGGAAATCCGTTACCGCAAAGGAAAGATGGTTGACGGCATCTTTGTGAAAGAAAACGACAATGGATGAAGAAGCGCAAACAGCAGCTTGCAGACAATTGCTTGCCAATGTCGTAAGCCTTGCGGTACTTGATGCCTGCCTAAAGCCGGTCAAACGCAAAGGCCCGGAGCGGCATAAGGTAGACGTAGCGCAAGACAAAGCCATCGATGCAATGATGTTTTTAATGGATGGCGCACAGCATTATGTTGAAATGATCGGCATGGATGGCGAACGGTTCAAAAAGCAATTGATTAAATCCATGTATGACGATTCACCAAACTACTTTACCAACACCATCACAGCAGAGCAGCGTCGCAGTTTTAGATTCAATCTTTACTTTTGGCAAAACAACCCTGCACGCCGCAGGTTTTTACCGGAGGATGACGATGAGAATAGCTGACGCAATCAACTGGATGATGACTTACGACGCATTGCAGCCCGATCTGATAGACGTATCGAATTGGAAGCCACACGATCCGCGTCGATACGATGAAAAACGCAAAGGCTGCATTCAATATTTACGGGAGAGAAATCTCTACATCCTTGACGGGCATTTCACTCCTACCAAAGCCTCACACACCGACATAACCGTGATCTTCAACCGCGCTCGCCAGCAACAGGGCGAAACCTTGATACAGGTGGCAAAATGAAAATGCTTTGCTTTGCAGTCATTATGCTTAGCGGCTGTGCATCGCTGCAAACCGCCAGCACTACCGTTCCCGAAGCCGTGTCTAGCTTACAGGTGGAAAAGGAAGTCCCACCGTTGTCCAGGCTGGAAGTTATCAACGGGATTGGCGAGTGCGAAAAAGCCGGAATGCGCCCCGTAGTCATCAGCACAAAGCGCAAGGTCAATAATCAGCTTGTTCCGTCTGTGGTGGATGTAACGTGCCTGCCCAAGCTCTGAAACCCCGCGCCCGTCAGATCATCGCTGCCATGCGGGAAGTCTTAGCCCGCGACCTTGAAATGACTGGCTTCAACATAGCCGCAGTCTTGAATGAAGATGTGGGAACGATTGGCAGTTACTTAAACGGCATGGCAAAGGACGGCTTAGTGTTTCGCATGGGTCTTAGGCTGCAATACAACGGCAAAACACGGACGAAGCATATGCTGTGGCGGCTCAATCACAAACTAATCAGGGAATTGGAAAATGGGTCAACCGCGACGATGGAGGATAAAGGGGCATCCAGCGCAATGCTCCAAGTGCAAAGCAATCAAGGAATCAGACCAGTTCAATTTGACAAAATACGGGACGCTCTCGTCTTGGTGCAAAGAGTGTCACCGCGTGCTGTGCCGTGAAAACTATCACAAGGGGAAAACATGATCTTTTTCGGTGGCTTGTTTATGGTTGCAGTATCGTTTGGCGTGTTCGTGATGTTTGCTGATCCTATCAACGACAAACGCTTGTGGCTTGAGGATGCGTGTGCAGCTATGATGATGATGGGAGTAGGGATTGCGATTATTGGCGCTCTAACTTGGATTGGACAATTTTTATGAAAGACTATTCAGAAAGCATCCTTGAAGTGGACAGGATTCGCAAAGCCATCCACACCGCTGCATTGTCGCAACAATGGTGGAAAGCCGACGCGCTTACCAATGATCTGTTGGTGGCGGTTTCGGAATTGAAAGTCGATCTTTACAAACGCAAAAGGGAAACTGATGGAAAACTATGAGCGTTGCAAGGTTTGTGATGTGGCTTTCAAGACGGGCGACAAGGTTATGTGGTGCAAGGTTAAGACTTGCCCTGAGACTGAACAGCGGGAAATGAGTGAGCAGCAATACCGCTGGATCATGCACAAAAAAGCCGCGCCTCATCAGTTCGACGCTTAACCAATCCTGGCAGAACTTTACCCCCTGCCTTGGTGAATTTCATGAATTCAGCCGCAGCAGCTTCATAATCCCGGCGCAGCACCTTTTGACGGAGGGTGCTGCGCTGTAGTGTTCCCAAACCAAGATTAAAAGCAAAACAGACAAGAGCATCGAATTTAGATTGAGTAAGCTCGCCGCAATACTGGGTAACGCCGCGCTCAAATCGTTCAAGATCGCTTGCAAGAATTGCATCCACTTCCTCCTTGCTCCACACCCGATTGTCTGCGGGATGTAAGTCTACTTTCAACCGGTCAGCCATCGTCAGCTTAGCGTGATCGGGATACATGACATGGCCTACCCCAACCGTCCACAAGTTAGCCGGGCATCGGTAAGGCTTATATCTTACGCCCTCATGGTGTGCAATCATCTTGATGCACAGCGGCGAGACTTTCATCGCTTGAATGCCTGCCCGCCAAAGTAAAAAGCAATGATGCTACTGAAAATGATCTGCGAAT